CAAGTTTAGACAAGCAATTAGTCTAGCGAGTACTTGTGATCATTGTGAAAATCGTGAAAATCTGATTAGAGCTGCCTCATTAACAGCGACAATTAGACATGGTTTTTGGAATGCATCATTGGTTTCGTTAGTCCATAGTTTGGATAATCTCTGCGAAGACTGTAGCAAAACAGTCTTACCGCAGCTAATGTTTAATAAACCCATTAGAACCAAAGCCTTGGCTTTGGGACTGATGGTCGAGAACGGAACAAAACCAAAGTTTCACGTTCTCGCAGGTTGGAGTGATACAGTTTGTAAGAAACTTCTCGCTCCGGGTGTGATTGGGAGATTCTTCCAGAAAGACGCGGGTATATTCGCTTTTGCATCCAGATGCACTAGTGGAAAACCCTCGGATTATTTCAATCATATCGAGGGGAATTCTTCGCACGGCGCGTGCAGATTAGTGGCAAACCTAGCCGCTAATGCAGTAATAGGCTGCGATTCTCGAACTCTGTACGTGGACGTCCAATCCAAGTACATGAACTCCCTAGCTTTCATTAGAAATAAATTCTTTTGGAAGAGCGCTAGACCAAATGCTAACGGAAAGCATGAGGAAATACCTGCAACCAATTCAACTAGAGGAGCAGGATATTTATTGTACCGACAGAACGTAACCAATATGGATTTCGAGTACATAACTAACAATAGGGACATGGCTGCCACAAAAGCTCAGACTTTGAACACTGAGGGGGTTTTTGTGAAGATTAGCCACTCAATTGCGAATGCCCAAGCCGTCGGCAAGTGTCAGGGGACATTTAATTTTTCGCACTTTGAGGCAGAGCTCCAACAAGCAATCGGAGACTGGGGGAATAAAAGAAGAGAAGACGGGTTATCTAACGACGATTTACAAATCGTCTTCATCTTCGGAGACATGTTTTGGTACTTAGACCATCCTAAATGGAACGCATTAATGGATAAGTATAAAAGCAGAACTGTCGGAACCAGCTTCGTGGCTACCGGACTTGTTTTTCCGAAACAAGACGGTCTTTATTATTTGGGGGACGAAGAGGGAGTGGCCTTTGTCGAAAATTCGACAGTAACTTTTTATGCTCGAGGAAATGGCCATCCTTACATTCATCCAAATTTAACATTATCGAATGATGTTAAGTGTTCGACCGTTATGACACCCTACTGTCTTAACGATCCAATTTTATATTGCACTTTTGTAGGCCAGAGATTCAATCCTTCAAGATTGGAATCTCCAACTTCAACCCCTCGCATTCCACAAATTTTTAATGCGTTGGGCCAATTTACCGATCGCAAGAAAGCGAACAGCGAGACAATCGCCAGAGTAGAAGTGCATAGCACTATCTCTTATCGTCTGATACAAGCGGCATTCCGTTTGTCAAGTCTGGACGATCCAATTCCAGAAATAAGGGAAAATCTACCTTATTATTCTTATCATAGAGCGATGTTCGAATTGTGCGTGTGGGTTCGCCACATAGACAATTTCAACATTGACACTAGAATCTGGACGCGACTCAGAGCTCAGGTCGTCTTAGCAGGTGATATCAGTTTGACAAAACTGGTATCGTGTGCTAGATGGGCTGAGATATGGATCGTGTTTCATGTTGTTTTTATTCTTTTAATTACAGCATTAGTAGACGTACCGCTAGTTATAGCGGCAGCTGCAGCCTGTTGCTGCCATCAATTCTCTTTAGAAGAGAAGTTCGTAGCAGAATTGAATAACTGCTTGAAGGACTGTTCATTAGATGCAGATGACATACTGCCTCCAGATTGTACAGTCGAGATGACAACCGGAGTACACAATGTTTACCATCGTAAACTAGTACTAGCGGGGTTCGGCGAGGTATTGGTGAATTATCTTGTCAGGAAGCCAGTGGGGGAAGTCGATCCAATTAACACTAAAAACAAGTGTTACATAAACGTCCAACATTATTTAAAGGACGCAATGGTGACTCCCAGTCAATTCTTAGCTGAAGCGGATGTTCATGACAAAAGTCGACACGCTTTGGAAGTTCTATCTAATCCTCCAGTCCGTACCGGATTGGAGGTTTTTAACGGGCAATCAAAAATTGCCAATTATGCGTATTGTCACAAATCTATTGTTAATTTGTGTCATGCCATCTCTAACAGAATTTTCAGACCAAAGTCTGGAGTAAGTAAAGAATGGTTGGTTCATTTAAAACAAGTGGCCAAGGCAGAAAACGTGCGACTGCTGTCTATAGTCGCAAGATCCGATTTGAACGTCATATTTCCTGGTTGTGAGGAAATACTTGCTACAAAAGCAGGATTCGGCCAGGAAAAGAAAGAGGTTTACCTGGAAACCATGAGATTGCAGAAGAGTGGAAAGATCTTCCCCACGTACTATACAGGATTTTTGAAATCTTGGGAAGAGCTGTCCAATCCGGGCAAAATCATTGACGGTGTGATTTATGGAGACAAGAAAAGGTCTAGAATTGTACAAAACCGTCCTGAAGTGGCTGCTGGCATTCCCTGGCTAGTAGCAAATTGGCTGAACGATCTATTAGGTACTCACGTTAAAGAGTATTCTTACAAAGCCAATGAGACGAAGCTCGAAAAGTTTTTAGCAGAGAGGAACGCCAACAATGAAGTTTGGACTCTGTCTACAGATTTTTGTGCTATGGATTCCACAGTGTATCAAGAAACGAAAGATTTAGTGGAACACGATTTGATCAGACGCCTCGCCCCTTATTTTATTTTACGGTTAGAACAATTAGGTTATCCCCGAAATGTTATTAACCATTCTTTGAAGTATCTTTGCCAACGAACGATTGTGACTAAATATTTTACACCAATTGGCAAAATTATTTCGAAGACCGAGGGAGGTAGGCCGTCTGGAGATCCGTTGACAACAGCTGGTAATACTTACACCACTATTATGTTCAAAAGAGTGTGTGAACAGCTGTGCGGACAAAAGTTTTCAGGGAAAGCTTCCGGTGATGATCTGACCATCTTTAGTAATTGTCAGAAGAAGTTATCTCTCATGAGAGATACGATGTTGGCTTGGTCTTCTCGCTTACCGGAGGAGACGTTGGAACACAGCGGATTTATTATAAATACAGAAGAAATTGTACTAGCATACAATATTGCTTCTTTCTGTTCCAAAACTTTGTACGTCAAAGAACAAGTCATACTTCCTTGTATGAAAAATTTTATCCTTAATTCTCGTACATATACGGGAAATAACCCTCATATAAGGAAGAATCTCAGATTGCACACTTATGCAGTCGGAACTTCTAGGTTGTTATCGGCGGGCAATTCGTCCATCTTGCAAGAAATGGCAAGAGATATTTTGAAATATGCCGGTGATGTAGGTGCTGAATTCTCGAAGATAGGATTCAATTGGATGAAGGCTTTTGGAGATTTTTGGGAGGAAAAATCTGGCATAGTGGATCCAGTAGTGGATCGTTTGGTGATTCAAGCCCTGGAGAGGGAAGGAATTGACTACCTGACTGTTATGAACGAGTCAGAAGGTGGGGAAAAATACATAATCTTGGCTGGATTTAAACCAGTCCAATTACCAGTAATTTTTCTTGCGCAAGATCAAAAATCCGACTGTAGCAACCAGTCTATTGGCGTTAAAGGTAGTTCCGTGTTGTTAGAACTATTGGCTGAGGTGAAGGAATCCTTAGTTGAGTCTGCTAGTGCAGATCCTTTGTAACCTGTTTCTGTTGTTGATTTGAGTGTTTTTCTTTTATTTAGGGGGTGAAAGCTTTCCTACGAGCGGTTTAAAATATGAACAGCGAACGCTGCGCATATCCGAGGCTCACCACGAGCGGTTTCTGCCACCTTGCATAGGTGTCACCGAGGTAGTCGACAACTCGGATATCAAATGTCGGTATGTGGGAGGCCCAATCTAGGATGGTGACGGAATGTCATTCTTCTAGATTGGAAATATCTGATGGTTAGCCAATAACTA